CTACTTGGGCGGCAGGCGGTGGCGGTGGTGGTGGCTCCCCAGGCGGCTCTAACACGCAGATCCAGTATAATAATGCTGGCGCTTTTGGCGGTTCACCAGCCTTTACGTTCAATGGCACAACAACTGTTGGACTTGGCGTATTATCTACAACGACAGGTATTTTTAATCTTTATAATGCGTCTAGCGCATATGCGGTTAGCCTTAAATCTGGCAATAATTCCGCCACTTGGTCACTGACTCTGCCTACAGGGCCTGGAACAAATGGCCAAGCACTTACGACTGATGGTTCTGGTAATACGAGCTGGACATCTATTTCGTCTGGGCTAACAGTCGGCTCAACAGCCATTTCTGGCGGCACATCTGGCCGTATTCTTTACGACAATGCGGGCGTTCTTGGCGAACTTGCAACAACTGGTTCAGGAAATGTTGTTCTTGCTACAAGTGCAACACTTGTTACGCCGTTACTTGGCACGCCAACGTCAGGAACACTGACAAATTGCACAGGTTTACCTATTAGCACTGGCGTTTCGGGTCTTGGATCTAACGTCGCCACATTCCTAGCTACACCATCATCTGCTAATTTAGCCGCCGCTGTTACAGATGAAACAGGTAGCGGATCTCTTGTATTTGGCACATCGCCTACAATTACAACGCCAACAATTAGTGGAAATGAAACATATACTGGCACCGCTGGTCGTATATTGGCCGACTTTGACAATGCTACGGTCAATAGCCGCAGGGCTTTTCAGACTAGCACAACAAATGCAACCACAGGCATTTATGCGCTTCCTAATGGAACTAGCACAGGTGCGAGCTGGCAAGCCGCAAATAATGCAGACCCAACTAATGCCAGTAAGATTCTGATTGCAACAAATGCGTCTACTGACGTTCAGCTTGTGTCGGGTATTAACGGCACGGGCACTTATCTGCCTCTGTCCATTTACACAAACGGCGGTCAGTCGGCGCAATTTAGCACAACAAAAGGCACGTTGGCTCTTGGTGTTGCGGGCACCGCAGCGGGTGTTCTGACGTTAGCTGGTTCGACCAGTGGCACTGTAACGCTTGGCGTTCCTGCCGTCGCAGGCACAACGACATTTACACTACCATCGTCCAACGGAACAAACGGTTATGTTCTTACGACCAATGGTTCAGGTGTCACATCTTGGGCGGCTGCGGCTGGCGGCATAACGGCTGCGAGTGATACGTCTACCGCGTCTGCGCTATATCCGCTCTTTGCTGCCGCCACGACAGGTTCGCTATCGACGATCTATACGTCGAATCCAAACTATACCTACACGCCTAGCACGGGTATATTGTCGGCTGTTGCCACATCATCCTCGAATGGCATATCTCTAAACGCAAATGCTGTATCGGCTAATTTCACAGTGCCTACTGGCTCTAATGGCTTGTCAGGTGGCCCCGTCACTGTAAATGCTGGCATTACCGTTACAGTTAGCACTGATTCTGTGTGGAGCATTGTTTAATGGGTGATTTAGTCCTCAAGGGCGCAACATCGGGTCAGATTACGCTGACGCCGACGGCTATAGCTGGCACGAACACGCTGACGTTGCCAGCTAGAACGGGAAATATCATTACGTCTGCGGATACGGGAACTGTTACGGGGACGATGCTTGCATCGGCTACTGTAGCGCAGAGTAATCTTGCGACGGGTGTAGCAAGTAACGGCCCCTCATTTAGTGCTTATGCTAGTGCCGGAACATCAGTGGCAAATGCGACAAGAACCAAGGTATTATTTCAAACTGAAGATTGGGACACAGCAAATTGTTTTGCATCCAGCACGTTTACTCCAAATGTTGCCGGATATTATTTAATTGTGGGCGGCGTATATTTTGGAACATCCACAGGGCAATGTTTATTTGAAATATTTAAAAACGGCGCTTTGTGGCGACGGCTTAATAATATGTTTCCAACGGGCGGCGCAGCATATGGTAGTTCTTTAGTCTACTGTAATGGATCGACAGATTACATAGATCTTTATGCCTACCAAGCTAGTGGATTAACTCAAAATACTAGCACAGGACAGGATGTAACGTATTTCAGTGGCTTTTTAGCGAGGTCTGCATAATGACGCTATATGATAAAATTATGCAGCTTTATCCTGCGCTAACACAGCAAGATTTTTTAACCGTCATCACGCTTCAAAACGACAGCGACGGACGCGGCGATTACATATCCAAGTGGGTTCATCCAGATTACCCACAGCCTACAGATGAGGAATTAAATAATGCCTCTAACTCTTAACGGCACGACAGGCGAAGTCTTCCCTAGCTGGACAACAGCCACACGCCCATCGTCACCAGTAGCTGGACAGACAGGTTACAATACGACGCTGAATGTTATTGAGACATACAATGGCACTGGTTGGGCTTCCGGCCTTGGCGCTGTTACTTCTTCCACGACTAATACAAACACAAACAAGATAGCCGTAAACATTAATGGAACGGTTTACTATCTTTTAGCTTCTACGTCTGGAACGTAACCAATGGCAGCTACACTTAAATGCGATACAATTCAGAACGCCTCTAGTTCTACCGCTAATCTCACGCTAGATGCTTCTGGCAACGCTACTGTTGGCAATACGCTCGTTATGGGCAGCAGCTTCAAGCGAAATCGTATTATCAATGGGAATATGTATATAGCCCAGCGCGCGACATCGGCTACGGTTACGGCTGGAACGGCTGTTCCGACAGCCTCTACAGGCTATCCTTGCTTAGATAGATGGTATGTATATAGCACTGGCGCTAACGTCACAGCGGCTCAAGTTGCTGGTTCTGGCAGCAACAAGAATCTTCTTCAAATTACAGGTGCGGCTTCTGTTACGGCAGTCGGCGTCGGTCAACGGATCGAGCAGCTTAACAGTTATGATCTAGCGGGTCAGACAGCTACGCTTTCGGTTAATTTGGCTAACTCTGTTCTTACAACAGTAACTTGGACAGCCAGTTATGCTAATACTGCCGATACGTTCGGAACTATTGGAACGCCAACCAAGACCCAGATTGCTACTGGCACGTTTACAGTTACCAGCACGCTTACGCAATATACGACGAACATTTCTATTCCTGCTGCGGCTACGACTGGCATTGAGATCCTTTTCACTGTAGGCGCTCAGACAAGCGGCACTTGGCAAATTGGCAACGTGCAGCTTGAGGCAGGCTCAGTCGCCACTCCGTATGAGCGGCAGATTTACTCTGATCAGTTGGCGCAGTGTCAACGCTATACATACATTTTACCAGCAGCTGCATCAGGCTTATATTTCCAAGCAATAGGTGCAGTTAATAGCGGCGGCGTCGGATTAGCAGGAGGTAGTTTCCCTGTTACGATGAGAGCCATTCCTGTGCTTACAGTGTCAGCAACAGCATCAAATTATCAAATTTATTTAGTTAATGGTGGCACTACATCAAGCTGCACTGCCGTTTCTTTAAATGGTGTTACAAATACAAATTACTTTTTATTACAGCTTGCTTGGTCAACAACAGGAACGGCAGGCCAAGTTTTATGGTTCAGTTGTAGCACTGCAGGAAGCCCTGCTATTTTCTCTGCGGAGTTATAATGATGTATAAAGTAACATTAGACGCTATAACTCAACAGTTAAATTCAATAGAGCGCGATAACGGCGATGGAACTATTACCTATATATTGCCAGATCCAGCCAACGCCGACTACCAAGCCTATCTCGCTTGGCTTGCTGAAGGTAACACGCCTAACCCATACGTCCCACCACCAGAACCAGCGCCACTAACGCCACAAGAGAAACTCGCGGCGGCGGGGTTGAGCGTGGATGAGTTGAAAACATTATTAGGTCTTTAGTTGACGATTAAGTAGCGTAAGAGTAAATTGACTGAACCGACTAGCCGGATAGCTAGGTCAGAAAGGATCGCCATGAGCGATGAGGAACAGGCTGTAGCGGAGATCAGCCCCGCGCCGGAACTGGAAGCTACGGCAGCGCCAGAATCTGTTGAGACGACGCCGGAGGAACAACAGTCTACAAAATCGTTCTCTCAAGAAGAGCTGGACGCGATTGTAGGCAAACGCCTCGCAAGAGAACAGCGCAAATGGGAAAGAGAGCAGGCCCAACGGCTTGCGGAGCAACAGGCTAGACAGCCGGTTGCACCTCCACCCGCGCCAGATGATTTTGAGAACGCTCAAGCCTATGCGGAAGCATTAGCGGAGCAAAAAGCTCAAGAACTTCTGGCACGACGAGAGGCCGCAAGACAACAGGCAGCTCTGCTTGATTCGTATAAAGACCGCGAAGAGGAAGCCCGCGAGAGATACGATGACTTTGAACAAGTCGCGTATAACCCGAACCTCCCCGTAACGGACTATATGGCCCAAGCCATCCAGGCTTCAGACATTGGCCCCGAAGTGATATATCACTTAGGCTCCAATCCGAAAGAGGCCCAACGGATCGCCAATTTGCCGCCGATTTTGCAGGCAAAGGAGATCGGTAGAATCGAAGCCAAACTGGCGGCGGATCCACCGGCCAAACGCACTTCAACTGCCCCTGCTCCTATTGCTCCTGTTGCTCCGCGTTCATCTGGTGCCCCGACGTATGATACAACTGACCCCCGGTCAATGAAATCAATGTCTACATCTGAATGGATTGAAGCGGATAGACAGCGGCAACTTAGGAAGTTAGAGGCTCAACGTCGCAGATAGGTGACATAAAATGAGCAATTCACTCTTAACAATTGATATGATTACGAGAAAGGCTCTGGAAATTCTGGAGAACAATCTTGTAATCACCCGCACTGTAAACCGTCAGTATGACGACTCTTTCGCTGTCGAAGGCGCTAAGATCGGTTCGACCCTCCGTATCCGTCTTCCTGACCGCGCTTTGGTCACGGACGGCGCTGCTCTTCAGGTTCAGGACGACAACGAGCAATACACGACCTTGACGGTTTCTTCACAGAAGCACATTGGCGTGAACTTTACGTCTGCCGAACTTACGATGCAGTTGGACGACTTTGCTGAACGCGTGCTTAAGCCACGTATTTCTCAGCTTGCTTCCAGCATCGACGCTGACGTCGCTAATGCTTATCAGCAGATCTATAACTCTGTTGGCACACCAGGCACCACGCCTGCTACGTCGCTTGTTCTTCTTCAGGGCAACCAGAAGCTGAACGAGTTCGCTACGCCAATGTCTCAGCGTTATGTTGCCGTCAATCCAGCCGCTAACGCTGGTCTGATCGAAGGCATGAAAGGCTTGTTCAACCCAGTTGATACCATCAGCAAGCAGTTCAAAAACGGCTTGATGGGCGAAGGTATCCTTGGCTACGA